GGCGCGGGCTTTCCCGGAAGCTGATCACCGAGCGGCCCGCTGCCGCAAAGCCCTAGACGAAGCCGTGGCCGAGGAGCGCGAAGCCTGCGAGCGGATCGTGGCCGAGATTCGAGACGAGGCCGGCGAAGAACTTGGAAGCAGCGCGTTCGGTCTTGCCTGCGATCTGATTGCGCGCCGCCTCCGGGAGAGAGCCAAGTGAGCAAGGTTGACACTTGGCACGCACTATGCTAGTAAAAGCTAGTGAGGACGGCATGGCCACTCCAGCAGTCTTCAATCCGACCCCGGCGACCATCATCGAGCACCCTGCGTGTGAGAAGTGCGGCGAGTGCCTTGTCTGCGCGGACCCGCATGCCTGCCCGGCCGTCGCGCGCGAGCTAGACCCAGAGCCTAGCGACGCCGCCTAGACGCTGCATCCACGCAGCTACGACACCAGCCGTCCATCCCGCGCTCCCACGCGCACGCGTCGCACATCGGCCCCCGGCAGTTATAGCAGCGGTGTCCCTCGGGCGGATTCTCCCGGCACGACACGCAGACTAGCCGTCCTCGCCTTCCAGCTTCGCGGAGGCTAGCAACTGCAGGAGCCTTGCCCTTACCTTCCAATTTAGCCTCCCCCAGCACCGCGCGGTCTCACGCCTGACACGCCTTTCGCTCCAGCCAGGATGCCTGATATGTAGAAGCTCGTGGAATAGAATCCTCGTGGGATTCATCACGCGCGGGTCTAACCAAACAGTCCTATATCGAGACTCGCCCCACGTGGTTCTGCGACAGTACCGATGAAGAAGCGGCGCGAAGATGATGCGGACGGCCGGCTTCATGTTCCACACTGTCGCTTACCGCAAAGAAGGCAGATGCGCTCGTATAGGTGCCCTTCATGCCCAACAAAGACGACTTCCCATCCAGACCACCGATGCACGCGCCACAAAAACCCGAACCGACGCGGACACAAGTCATCAAAATCGTAGTGCGCCCCAGCCCACGGCATCTAGCGCCACGAGCCCTGAAAGTCGATCATTCCGACGTCGCCGGTCACATGGCTAGCAACTTCGTTTAGCAGGTCAACGTCGCTAAGGCAGCGGGCCTGGAGGATGTTCCAGCACTCCGTGTCGTCGTCCATGAGTGCCCCGCGCCAAACGTCAGGACTGACGTGCATCTTGCCATCCTTGACGCCGAGGAAGTCTGCCAGCGCCTCGAGGGAGTTGCTACCCAGTCGATATCGCTTCCACGCAATCTGACATGGGTCGATGAGTTTCAGCCTCGGCATCACGAGGCCATACTTCAGGGCAACGGTCCTAAGCCATTTGAAGTCGAAGCGCTCTCCGTTGTGCGCATAGGCTAGATGGCAAGTGCCCAAGATACGGAAGCACTCCTCTACTATTTCCTTGTCGTTAGAGCGTAGACCTGACTTCCACGCCTTGCTGTCGCGGTGCCGCAGGTTGAGACGCTTCGGGCCTTCTTTGTCGCCATGAATTAGGAACGAGGCTACGAGCGTCACGCCCCATCCGCGATCGAGGCCCCATGTCTCAAGATCGAAGACGACCTGCCGCAGCGGCGCCCCAGGCCCCGCAGTAAGCACCGGGCTATCTGGGGCCGGCTCGAGTATTAGGGTTGCGTCCTTGATAAGACGACGGCAGAGCGTACAGTGCGTCTTGAAGTTGCCGTCCGTGTCTAGCGCCCCAGGCTTGCGCGGGGGGATGAACTTCTTCTGGCAGCTACGGCATTCTCGCGGCTGGTAGGAGTGCTCTGGGTTTTCCTTGATGAAGCCGTCGAAGTTCTTCTTGGTCATTTGCCATGACCACTGTCGAAGTGATTCCTGACGCCGCCATCGGTGAGAAAGATACCGTGATACTCCTTCAGGTAGATGGCGATGACCCCATAGGACACGGGGTCACTCTGAGCCCTGAGGGACTCAACCTCTTTTTTGATTTCAGGCTTGAGGTCGCAGATTGTGCAACGTCTGCCGCCCTTAGGGCGGGGATTGATTCCCGTCTCTTGGATGAAGTCCTTAAAGGTCCGCTTCGACTTCACCCTATCCGGCGCAGGGCATGTTTAGCCATCCGACGTCTCCTTTCGCTAGGCATCCTCAACGAGGATCTCGTCCCATGCGTAGGCAACCTCGGGCGCGTTTGGTAACGGCGCTTCAACTATTTCAAGTAGGCTAGTCCTTTCGAGTGGTAGGTTCTTGGTTACGTCGATCGAGTCTCTAACGCGGCCCAGGATCACAACCGAATCGTCCATCTCTGTCGGAACGATCGCAATTAGGTTTCCTCCTCCACGGCTCCCTCGGAAGACTTCCTTGTGAAACTGCTCGTAGCTCGCCACGTCAGGGAACAGGATATTCATCTGTAGCGTCCGTTGCGGCGCCGAATTGTGGAGCGCTACGAATGACTCGCCGATATCGGATTCGAGCCGCGTCTGCAGGTCCGCCCACTTCAACGTAGCGCCATAGTTAGGATTGCGCAGCATATCAACCGACTGCCCTGCGACAAGTTCGCCCAGGTACATTTGCTCGGACCCTACCGCATCATCCGGCTTGCCTTCGAGACGCAGGCGCCAGTGCCGATGAATCTCATTCTGAGCGAACAGCGTATAGAAACTGTCCCGCCGTAGCGTCATCGTCTGATACGTTGTCCACGTGGCAGCCAGGTCAGTGCTGTATTCGATGATGGGCGTGATGAACGGTGGGATGTTATGGCCGTGCACCGAGAGCCAGTTGATCGACGGCCACATGGAGATCTGATCGTAATAGCCGTGGTCGCCCGAACTATCGAGGTAGATGCGGAGTCGCACGGAATCTCGAATGCAGATAGCGAGGCTCTCAACGGAGAACGTTATATCTACCGTGCTCCACGATGTACTAGACACGGCAAGCACGGACTCGTCGGAGCTAGTCCATACTTGGTCGGAGCCGCGCAGCCAATGGCCCGTCTCGCGGTTCCTCACTTTCACGTAGCCGAATCCGGTCGTCGCCGGGCTGGAACATGCGGCAGCCGCGAAAAAGTTAAGCTCTTCGCCGCTTCGAACGATGACGTCACGCACAGCAATCGCTTCTCCGCGAACGCTGGCGCCGAAGTCTACCGTAAGCTTGGCGCCGGAGAGGCCCTCATACGCCGCGCTGCCGTCGGGCACTAGAGACCCAATCCCTTGCACCGTCCATAGGTCGGTGTCGTCGGTAGTCTCGAAAGACCCTCCCGGTACGATGTTCAGGTCGAACATGATTGTCGAGTCTGAGCTAGCCAGACCGTAGATTGCCGGCTTCGAACTACGGTTGTCGCTCAGATTGGCGGAGGGGAATAACGCATGCGCGGATGGGGTCATCGTCGGCGTAGTTGCGGTACGCGTCAGATGGTTCAGGTAAGGCCCGGTGATGATTTCGAATGGAATCGCCATCAGATCCTCATCAACACGTCTTCGGTCGGGCAGCTAACGTCTATCGTAACGAAACGGATGTGACCATCGGCATACTCGCTGGTCGAATCAAGGTTCGGCGACGAGCCGAGATAGACGTTGCAGTCAGCGCTCGCTAGATTCTCTGCCCTAAAGGTTGTCGGCGTTCCCTTTACGCCATCCACCCAGATGTCTAGTGCTTGTCCGAACTGATCATGCTCGCTGATGCTCGCCGATGTCCAGCGACAGACTACCTCATAAGCAGTATCCCTCACTATTACGTCGCCGCCGGTCACGAATAGTTCTGCCTGAAAACCTCCGGGAGTCACAAACAGCCAGCGAGCCGCCCCTATTCCAGCGCTCACGTAGAGGCAGCGCAGGAAATAAGCGCCGCCGCTCTCGTCGAAGGCGGCGTCCCAGATGCATTTACGACGACCCGTCTGCAGGTCGTCATGGTCGAACAGTGGAACGTAGGTCAGCTTGACGAAGCCGCGTGTAGGGCTCAGGACACGAACGGCCGAATCATTGACGATGCGCGTGATGTTCGGTACGCGCGTAACCGCGACACCCTTCGTCGGGAGTGGTCCGCGCATGCGCATGAAGCTATCGCTAGAACTAACGTCCTCGATTAACTCCACGCCCTGTATCTGCGAAATCTGCCCGTCGTTGAAGACCGCCGAGAAGTGCCCGACGCGAACCGTGATGTTGACCACGCCACCGGTCGTATCGAAGTTCGGCGTCACGTAGCGCGCGGTGTCGATGACTCCAGACCCAGGCGTCAGCGTTATCGTCTGCACCGAACCCTGCCATGCTCCAGCACTGTCGAGGTAATCGCCCGTGTCTGACCTAGAGATTCGCAAGCCCATTCGGTCAACCGCGCCGCCATCCTTGTAGTAGACCTTGACCGCCATGTATCTGTTCTGCAGCCCGTTCACGGTCTGCGAAACGTAGGACTGCTCGCCGGTCGCATAGGTAGCGATCTGAATCGCACGCCTGAATCCAGTAGCGTCTATGAGCGTGTATAGCTCCCATCCGACGCCAATCGCCGCACCCGTCGTCGTCTTCGTCCAACTCGTGAACGTATCCCCAGGGCCGCCTTCGCTAAACGTCGAGTTAAGAAGGTGATTCGTATCTCCGCCTCCCTGACAGAGCAGCCCGAACGAATCCACGATCGGGTTATCCGCCATCACCTCTTGGAAGGCGTCGTCGCCGGGCGGCCTGACTCCATAGCCTACCTGAGCGCGAAGCGTCTCCCATCCGCCAGCGCGATCGATGATAGCGATTCCGTTTAGGGCATCTGTCATACCGAGCGTCGTCTGCAGTGGCGACCACCAAGAGGAATACGACTCTCGCAGGTCTACGCACTTCACCGATATCTTCGGCGGCGACAGCGGGTCGTAGACCTCGACCACGTAGAGCGGGACCAGGCGCCAGTTATCGTAGCGATCCGTGCCGGTCGCCGTCTCTGGAATCAAATCATGCGACGCCCAAATCTGATCACCCGGCTCAAGATGCGCGTAGTGCGGCGGTAGGTCGAAGGAGACGTATTTAACAGGCTTGCGCCTAAGCCGCAATAGAGTAGAGGCCGCGCTGCGTACAGAATCGGTTACGTATGCGTAGGGACGCGCGATGAGGAGGTTATCCGTTACGGTGATGTTCTCGTCGAGCGTCTTGAAAAAGGCAGTCACGTCAATCGATGTCCAAGCGATAGGTGACTTGCAGCGTGTCGGCGCTGACAACGGTGATAGGAGTGAAGGTCTGCCGACAGAGCATGGTCCCCGACGAGGTAGTTACCGCGTTAAAGATGGCGGCCTCGCTGATATCGTAGGATGACGACGTGGTGAACGTGAACGTCTTTACCAACTGGGCCGTATCGTCGGCCACGTCAGTCGTGACCCTACTGGCCGTAGCGAGCGCCCGCGCGGCGCCACCAGTCGTCAACTCGGCATAGAGAGAGATGTCAGTAGTCGCCGCGCTTTGCGTGTCGGTGCCTATTGCGATGTAGGTGAACGGCGCAGTAGAGCCGAAGACGATGAATCCAGCTACTTCGGCGAAACCGCCGTTGACGATTAGGTTGCTGAAGTCGCGGTCATCAAGCTTGGCTCCATCGCGGAAATGCTCGAAATGAAAATGGCCCGTGAGTTTCACGATTGCCTCGACGGCGCCCAGAACATCGCGAGCGATGTGTCCTGAAGCTCGCCCGTACTTGGGTCCTCGATATCCAGGGTGCGCAGGAACTTGTGGTCTACCGAATCGCGCAGGTACTGAATGCTGATCTTCCCCGTGATGTCCATTGGGTCGGTGTTGTAACGGAACACGGTGCCGATGGTGTCCTCGCGCCTAATCAATTCAGGCGAGCCAGGCCAGTATCCAGGCCACTCAGCAGTTAGCGTCCGCATTTCTATTTGCCCGTCCGTGTTCCAAAACGGTCGAAACATAGGGAACGAGTCGCACCATTCCACGAGCCAAGCCATCGCGGTTTTTTGTTCGTCCATGAAGCGCGAGCCTTCTAGACCATGATTGTCCGCGAAGGTTGCCGCCGCGTCCCACGATACCGAATCAAGCAGCGGCGACGTCAGACCATACGAGATATATCCGCGCGAGCGGTTGAAGGCGTAGTTAACGAGGAAGTGCCGCAGTTGAACCACCGGATTCGTTATGGCTTCGCTACCGTTGAATATCGACGGGCGCGGCTCTCCGTAGCCGTAGACGTCGGCCGTCACAACCTTGTCCGTGCTAGGGAAGTTGAGAAATTCGATCATCGTGAAGACCTTCCCGCCAGCGAGAGAGCCATAGACTTTTTCGTAGTCGTTGCCACCAGCCCCAGGAGCCGTCCATGCCTGCTTGACCGTCGTGCTGCTGTCCGACACGTAAACATCCTTGATGTAGGACGCGAACGATATATTTGGTGAGAACCAGTTACTCGTCGTATCACGCCAGACTGGCACCGTCGGGACCATCCCGTGCTTTAGCTCGAGCGTATCGCTATCATGCTTGCCGTAAATGTGCGGCGCATACTTCCCTTCGAAAGCCGGGTCCATGTGAAACCACTCGCTGCGAAGATAGGTCCACGCCGGGAAGTTAGCGCGTAGGTTACGCTCGTCCGTTTTCAGGTTCAGCTTGACCTGATTCGTCTGAAACTCCCACGAGTCGAGCAGCCCCGTGAAACGGGTATCGTAATCATCGTCTGATCCAGGCACGACGCGGATTATTTGCGCTGGGCTATTCCTGTTGTTGCTATTGATGAGCGCGTTGCGCACGCGGTTATCTGGGTCGGCCACCGTAACCGACGTCGAGAGTCCAGAGAGGCCTGCCGCGCGAAGCTCGATCGTCTGGCGGACGCCGCTCCATCCGCCCTTGATAACGCATGGGTCATAGGATGAGAACCGCGCCTTGACCGCCTTGTCGGAGACGAGTAGCGCGTAGACTAGTTGGCCGTCGCCACGGTCATAGGTCGGATAGTTGAGGTAGATTTCGCAGACCACGGCCAAGTCGTTCGAGGGCATCGCGCCCGCTATGGCGGCGTACTCGCCCGCGAAGCTCACCTGTGGCCGCCCTCGCGCAGGATCTGTTGGAAGAGAGGATTGCTGATTACCTGCCGCACGAAGTTCTCAATCTGGTTCTGCGATAGCTGCTCGCGCGACTCGTTCGACTGCAACGGATCGACCATGAACGTCGGATGGAAACTAATGTTTGAACTGCCGCGACCAGTTATTCCGCCGGCCTCGAATCCCGATCCGCCAGCCGGACCTCTGGTGCGGCTCATGCTTGAAAGCTGCTGTTCGGTGACTACGGCCTCGCGACCATGGAGGATTGCAGGCGTGCCGGCGCCGAAGTCCTGTACACCATACGAGCCGCCAGCGAAATGGCGAAGCTCGCGCTCGACGTATGGGACGCTCGGCGGCGCGGTGAATATGTCTTCTCCACGTCCAGTTATCCCGCCGCCCTCGGCCCCCGATCCGCCGAAGCCTCCACCGGTCCCGGTAGCGCCCCCGCTCGGCGTATAGCCGCCACCGGCAAGGATGTTCCGAATGTCCACGAGCACCGAAAGCTGGTCGCCCTGGATGATGACGCCTTCCGCCTGCGCGCCCGAGATTAGCTCCTGCGCGAGTCCAGAGATTTCCTGGCCGCTCTGAATCGAAGCGTTCTTGATGTCCGACAGCAAGCCGCCGATAGACTGGTAGGCTTCCTTATCCGTGGCGCCTGCGTTTTTGGCTTGGTCGAACGTCTGCTTAGCGACGTCCGCAGATGCGGTCAAGATGCCCGTGTCCATGTAGCCGGCGTTGCCAAGCCCGGTGATGACCTGCGACGTCGCTGCGGCAGCGCTAGAGGCCGCCTGGAATTCCTTGTTCTTGCCCAACTCCACCTGACGGCCGATGCTCTGCAGCGCCTCAGGGATGGCGAGCCCGGCCTTCGTGATCTGCTGCATTAGCTGATCGTAGGCAGGACCGAGAGCGGCCGACGCCGCGACGATGCCCTGCTCGGCCGCTATCGCGTTGAACGTCGCCGCGAGCAGCGCGCCGCTTGAGCCAGCCTTGGCAGCGGTATCGGCTGGCAGTACGTCGAGCAGTTTCTTGACGCCATCCACGGCCGAGGCAAGCTGCCCGCCGATGAATTCCTTCATCTCCGGAGTGACTTGCCCTAGTTCGCGCGCGCGCTGGATCAGGCCGACCAGCGCCTTGTCGCCGATGTTTCCAGACTTCAGCGCAGCATCGGCTACCTGATTGAAGGCATTGCCAAGCTCAGCTAGGCCTTGCGCGGCAGGAACACTGCCCGCCGCGATCGCGTTCATCAGGTCATTGATCTTGCCGGTGAATTCGCGCGGGTCTTTCCCGGACTCGCCTATGATCTTGCTGACGTCGAGCAACTCAGCTAGCGAGCGGCTCACTCCGGTAGACTTAGCGATCTGCTCGATCTCCTTGGCGAGTCCTTCAGAGATGGAGACGCCCCAGGATTTGCCGACGTCGTTCATGATCTTTTTGAATTCGGGCTTATGGAAGATACCGACGATGCTCTTGACCACGCCAACGACGCCAGTCACTGCACCGATTCCGCCGCTGATCATGCCCAGGATATCGCCCTTGGCCGCTGCGACGCCGAACGCCTGAACGCCCGAGACGATGCCCTGGATAGAATTCACGGCGCCCTGCGCGCCCGAGATAATGCGCCCAAACATCGAATCCGCGCTGCCGCCTAGCATGGTGAACAGGTCGCCTATCTGACCGAGAATCGTGGCGACACCCGCGAGCTTGTTTTGAATTTCGGCGTACTTCTCGGCGGCATCGGCGGCCCTGAGCGTGCTCTGCTCGATTCTCCCCCACTCGGCGATCTGAGCCTCCAGCGCAGCCCGCTGCGCTGGGTCCGTGGTCCTTTCAAGCTGCCTGTTGATGTTGGCAATCACGGTATCGGTATGGGCAACGATCATCGCGCGTCGAATGTCGTACTCCTGGCGCATCGACAGCGTGCCGGCCTGCAACTGCCCTCGCATGATGTCTTCTTTGCCCCTGGCGATGAAGACCTCGGCTTGCGCAAACTCCCTAGCGAGCCGCTCTTCTTCGTGCTTCTGGTCTACGACCAACTTCATCTGATCCTTGACGTGCTTCTCTGCCTCCTTGAATTGGTCGTCCATGATCTTCTTGCCCAGAATAGCGGCCGACGTGCGCGCCTTCTGGAGCAAGTTGGCGATCGTCTCTTGTCGCTTCGCTTCGGCATCCACGGCCCTCTGCGCGAGCTTCTCTTCCTCGGCATGGTGCTCCATGCTCTGCTTCTGAAGCTCGTCGTAATAGGCGCTCGGGCCTGCGATATCCAATGTTGGGGCCGAGAAGATTCCGGAAGTCTGCGGCTTAACTCCCGGCAACTCGCTCCCTGGGATGAGGCCTCCCATCTGCAAGGCGGTTTCCGTAAGACTCCGAATCTGCGTCCCGGCCTTAGCCCCGATACCGGCCGGGTTGATGGCACCAGTAAGCAATCCGAAAAACCAACTGATCCCGGCTCGGTTGTCTTGAATTGCTTTTGCTAGATCGCGGATGCCGTTTCCAATATCGCGGATAGTCGCGATAACCTCCGGTGAGGCCGCGACCGCGCCTAGCTGCGTCTGAAGCTCGGCCCATGCCGTCTTGGAAGCATCTAGCGCCGCGTCCACTTCGCGCAACGCATCCTTCTGATCCTCGGTCAGGTTGATGAAGCGATCGCCTGCATTCAGATATGCTTCTAGAGCGGGCAATACCTCGGCGAACGAGCGCCCGAATAGCTTCATCGCCAGAGCGTTGCGCTCCGTGACGTCTGTCATGGAGAGCAACTGACTCCCGACAGTCCTCAGCATCTCCTCCGGGCTAGATTCCTTTAGCTCGCGAAGGGAGAGACCCATCTGGGCAAACACTGCACTATTGCCGGCTACCGCCCGCTCAAGCTTGGTAACAGCACCCGTCATCGTGTTGACGCTGACGTCGGTTTCCCTAGCTGCCTTGCCAAGCGTTTCGAGCGCCGTCGTAGATAGCCCCGTCGCTAGCGCCATCTTGTCGAGCTTCTCGACGTACTCAGATGCCGCCGCGATCACATCGAAGAGTTGCTTGCCGACACCAAGGACGGCAGCGCCAAAGGCTAACGCAGCACCGGAAGCGATGCTTAGCGCCACGCCAGTCTGCGCGATCTTGGCGCTGTATTCCTCGTAACGGGAAGTAAGATTCCCGATTAAGCCGCTGTTCTTTTCAAACTCAGAATTGAGCTTTAGCGCTTCATCATGCATGCCGCTCATTGCCACGGCGGCGCGCTGATTACTCTCGGTCCATTGCTCCGTGGCCTTGGCGGCCTGCTCGGCGCCCTTAGCGGCTCCCTCGAAGGCCGCTATCATCTTTACACGCTGATCCTCGGTCGCGTTCGCTAGAGCAATGATCTGCTCTTGGGTAAGCTTCAGGGCGCTTACGATTTTATTGGCGCCCTTCTCCGCTTCAGAGGTGTCAAACTCTAGGGTTGCTTTGACGGCGCCGAGGTTGACGTCACCCATCTATGCTCTCCGCGCCGCCGCGCGCGCAGCCTGCGTTGGCTTCGACGGCTCCTCTGGCATGTAGCCGGGAGGCGGATACGATTCGAGGAAGTGCGCGAAGCTCGTATGCTCGAAGGCGCCGAACGTGCACGCGATGATGTAGGTACTCCAGGCCGTGAGCAAGCACTGCCGATTCCAGAGCATGCGCTGCCCGCGCATCATCTCGAATATCTCGGCTGGCTGATACTTGCTTGCCTGCTTCGGGGGGATCTGAAGCTCCGCAATGGCGTCGTCTAGCCATCGGTCAAGTTGCCTCAGCGAGACTAGCCCGTCCGCTTTATGGGCTCGACCTTTGCCGGTCCCTCCCCGGCCTGAGCTTTTCCCTCGTCTTCCTCGTCGTCATCCTTTGCGAGGGGAGGATTCCATCCGAGGATACCGGACGCGAGCAGACCAACGATAGCCTGCGACAGCGGGACGTAGATCGCCCCGCCCTTCTCTACGGCATCCTGCAGCCACTTCGAGACGACTTCCTCGGTGACCTTCGGGCCGCTATGCCGCAGCCCATAGAAGATGAGCGCTTCTTGCGCTTCAAGCCGACCGCCGAGCGTCGGCTTGCCATCCTGATTGATAGGGAAGGCCTTCTCGTATACGAATGTCTTGATGTCGCAGTCAAAGCGCGCTTCGATATCAACGCGCTCCTGGCGGGTGTAGCGGAGGAGACGACTCTTTCCCGCAAGCTCTACAAAATACTCCTTAGCCATCGCTCGGGGTCCTTTCTGGATTAGGCGAGCGCTATCGCGAACGTCGAGAACTTGACGAATTTCACCTTGATTGTGGCGACCTCTCCTGGTTTCTCGTCAAGCACGTTGACATCCCCGTCGATGATCGCGTTGAGGGTGTACTGCGGATTGTCGGTCGTCGTGATCGTGTCGTGCTTGCGCACCACCACGTCAAAGCCGGATGCCTGCCACAGGAGGTTGACGAGCGCGTTAGATGCGAGGCTGCCGCTTGAAGCGTTGTCGAGGTAGCTCGTCGCCGTGTTCGCCAGCGATGCGAGCAGCCGACCCGTAGTCGTCCCGCCGTTGGCCGAGCTTCTATACAGGTTTTTGCCAGTGGCAAACGAATAGCTGCTCGCCGGAATCAGCGTGAGCGCAACCTGACTGTTGCTCGAGGCCGCCGTCACCGTCACCGAGGCGTAGGTGCTAGGCGCTGTTTCGAAGGCAGGGAACGTATAGGTCAGCCAGTAGCGATACGCCCCAGCAATCAAGTTGCCGGTCGAGGCAACGAGCGACGCGGTAGGCGACGACAGCGGAAACAACAGATTCGGCGTGTTCTGACTGAGCAAGTGCTGACGTAGCGTGTTCTCGACCGAGCCCGTGGAGTGGTCGTTGAGGAACGTGGCTTCGATCGAAGCGAGACCCATTCCGGCGCGGAAGCGGCGCGACGTGTCGCCGAAGGCCGTAACGTCGCGGCTTTCCTGGCCGTCGTTCAGCGTGATCTGGACGCAGTGGTCCGATAGGTCAGTGCCTGATACAGAGATGAAACCGTCCCACGAAACCTGAATCGCCACCGGCGAACCTCCTACGAGGAACTGGTGTAGATGTTGAACGAG